CCCATACGTGATTGGCTTCAGAGCACACGGCAGCAGAAAGAAAAAAGTGAATAAAATCGCTCTTTCTAACATTTAACTATTGACTTGAGCGTTCACACTGTTACTGTGAACGCTCCTTCAACGAAACAACACACTATAGAGGGTTCAAAATGGATGCAACAATTCTACTAATCGATGGACTACACGGGATTAGCGCGGTAACGCGCTTGATCGAACAATACGCGGATAGGCTTCGCGTAGTTGGATCACCGCGTGGCGACTATCTACCTGTAGTGGATTACACGTACCTAGAAGATGAGATAAACGAGGGTAGCGTATTCGTTCAAGACAACGAAGGCACGCACTACTTAGTGCAATTCGAAGATGGCGACATTATAGCAGTTCATCCGAATAGCGAGTGGTGCGGTGCGTGTGAGTGCTACCATTTAATTGAGGGTAACATTACTCGCTACCAAGTGCTTGAAGCGCTTTTACCCGCTCTTATGAACGGGGATACGAGCGGACTAACAGATCAAGAATCTAGCAGTCTGGCAGAATTTGAAGATCGAGAAACCTACGGCATAGATAACTGGCATTGGTCGGCTTGGTTAGACCATTGCGAAGAGTTCGCAGAGTGTGAGGTGCTAGGCGTTCGTGGGCGAACAGTAGAGTTACACTTGGTTAATATGGACTAATTAGCTATTGACATGAGCGTTCATCTTGCTGTAATGAACGCTCAATAACACACAAGAGGGAAAAATAATGTTTAAGTATAGAGCATCAACTCGGAAAGAGACTAAAAACACTAATTATCAAAATATACTGGATATAGCGAACGGCGAACAATTGAGCGATTCTCAGATATCCGAGCTACTACGGTACTTTGCGCCTAAAGCGCCCAAAACACCCAAAACGCTATTTGATTGGGTGTCGCAAGCGGTAGCAAAAAAAGACGTTAGGCCATACTTGAATTACGTATATAGTGATGGGGAAAGGATTATAGGATGTAATGGTCACGTGCTCTTAGTAGCGCCTACTGGTCAATACGGGAAGGGCTATTATTGCCCTAAGACTAAAAACCACGTGGAAAGTATTAATTACAACTATCCAGAGATAGATCGATTATTGCCTAGAACCTCAACTGATTGCACGCACTTATTAGATCGATCAAACGTAGGATTCATCTCGTACATGAATATAGAATATATAACTATCGGAGAATATCGCTACAACTTAACCTATTTTAAGTGGATGGATAATTGCCCAAAAGATCACTATTTTTGCCAATCAGATGGCGGCCAACTCACTATGAAGTGCTACGAAGACCCGAACTATGTGGGAATGGCCATGCCTCTACACGAATAGGTAACAATAGCCGATCAGATTTTAGTCTGATCGGCTTTCTTTTTCCGAAATCGTCTAGGATTCCAAGTTGACAAGTGCTGTTCAACGCTACGCGCGCCGATAGCATATCCCGTAGCGACTTTATGCACCTATAGGGCTTTTTGCACCTAACTTTTTGCACCTAACTTTTTGCACCTAACTTTTTGCACCTAACTTTTTGCACCTAACTTTTTGCACCTAACTTTTTGCACCACAAGGAAAACGCACCATGAACTACTTAAAACTCGCCCAACTCCGCCGCAATGAAATCGAACACTACTGGCCTGCCAACGTATTTCTCCCACTACAAGAGTGGTACGAATTGATACTCGACCACCACACGCCGCAGATAGTCACCGAAGTGTCTGAATTGAGCATAATTGCACCTCACAGGTACACCCGGAGTATTTATCGATTCGATGAGACCCTACTCGACTCCCTTATGAGCACTCAGATAAAAGGTAACATCCCCAGCGAATTACTCACCCGGCTCCCAGAGTGGTGCGTCTATATTGATATCGATGACGGGGTGTATGCATCGTTAGATTACATTCGAAACCCCGGCGAAAGTTACTCAGAACACGAGTTGCGTCTGTGGGCGCATGGGATACCCATAATATTGCCCCTTGGCCCGTGGACAATCGAGGAAGGTGTCGATAGGGTCGCTGAGAATGTGCTCGGTAATAACCACAGGTTTGAAGAGATGACCGAGTTGACGAAGAAACTGTTGCACCGTTACCTGCCTCTTGTGATGTACATCTGCAGCGACGGTGTTGAGTATTCGGGTGATCAGCGCCCCAGCTACCCCACCCCCGTAAAGACGCGACGCGACGGATGGAAGTTATTCCCAGCTACCCGTGATCGTATCTGGAAGCTCGGCGAGAAGAGTGGTCGCGCTATCCGTGAGCACTCACCGCGAGAGTCCACAGGTGAAGGTCGCAAAGGCCCAGCGCCGCACATTCGGCGTGCCCACTGGCATACCCTACGCAACGGTAAGGTGAAGTTTTTTCCGCCGATACCCGTAGCGCATAACATCTGAGAGTATGCTACCCTATAGTCATGTACGAGATGAATCCTACCCAACGCAAGGCGTTTGACGCACTGAATGATCGTGAACAACGCTTTGCTATTAAAATATTATCGGGAGCCAGCGGCCCGGAGGCAATCGCGGCAGGCTGGCCACACACTAACGAGAGGCACTTACGCGCAGGCACGGTTCGTAATCGTCCCCATGTTCATCGGTTCTTGACGGAGATGCAGTGTGCGTTAATCGACGACGCCATCATGTCACGAAACGAGGCGATGGAGCGATTGACTAGGATCGCCAGGACGTCCATCACGGATGTGATCGATATCAAGGAGATCAACTGGGGTACTGAAGAGAACCCCGACGTCCAGACTATGTGGCAGTTGCGTAATGACGAAGAGGCATTGGAGACTGTCTCTGAGGTGAAGGCTGGGCCTAACGGGCCGCAGATCAAGTTGCACGACCCGCTGAAGGCTATCAAGCAGATGGCGGAGATGAACGGATGGAACGCTAATGTCGGTATTGACGTAAACAATGGAGGAACGATGCTTGAAGGGGAGGTCGTTGACGTAACTGCATTGTCTAACGAAGCTCTGCACGAGCTCGTTATGTTGCAATATGCTGGATCAACTGATCAATCGGAGTGATGTGATTGCTGCTCAGAGGGAGTATTGTAAGCGCAGCCTGTCTAATTTTGTGAAGTTAGCGTGGAAGGTAGTCGAGCCAACGCAAGAGTATATCCACGGTTGGCACATCGATGTGATATGCGACCACCTCGAAGCCGTCACTCGCGGAGAGATCATTCGGCTGTGTATCGCCGTGCCGCCGGGCATGATGAAGTCGCTACTGGTGGGGTGTTTCTTCCCGGCGTGGGAGTGGGGGCCAGCCGGTAAGGCAAGCTACCGATATCTGGGAACGTCGCACAGTGCTAACCTCGCCATACGTGATAACGCTCGGACGCTGAGGCTCATCAAGAGTGAGTGGTACCAAGCGCTCTGGGGCGACAAGGTTAAGCTCACAAGCGATGCGAAGACTAAGTTCGAGAACACTAAGACCGGGTTCAGAGAGGCGATGGCGTTCACAGGTCTGACGGGTAACAGGGGCGACAGAGTGCTCATGGACGACGTACTGAGCGTTGACGATGCGATCTCAGACGCCAAGCGTAATGCCGTCAAGACAACGTTCTTAGAGTCGGTACCGACTCGTCTCAATAATCCACGTAAAAGCGCTATTATTAATATACAACAGAGGTTACACGAAGAGGACACCATCGGGCTCAGCATCAGTCGTGAGCTTGGGTATGACGTCCTGCGACTGCCCATGGAGTTCGAGCATGATTTCCCCTGCTCCACAAGCATCGGGTTCACCGACCCGCGCACAGAAGATGGTGAGTTACTGTTCCCTGAGCGGTTCCCGCGTGAGACAGTCGAGCGTGATAAGCGCGTCATGGGTAGCATAGCGACTGCATCGCAGTTCCAGCAACGTCCGGTACCACGACACGGTGGTATGTTCAAGAGGCCGTGGTTCGATGTGGTGCCTCACCCCCCGCGTGATGTCGTGTGGGTCAGGGGGTGGGACTTGGCTGCCACCGAGGGCAGTAAGAAGGCTGCCGGTAACAAGGGAGGACCGGCCTACACGGCTGGGGTCAAGGTGGGCATGGACACTAACGGTGTTGTATACATCGGGCATGTTATCAGAGGTCAGCTCACCCCCGGTAAGGTCGAGAAGATGATCAAGAGCACAGCGGCGTTCGACAGTAAGCTGTGTACCATCGACCTGCCACAAGATCCCGGTCAGGCCGGTAAGGCTCAAGTGCGTCATCTGGTTAAGATGTTAGCAGGCTATAATGTAGTGTATAGTTTAGAGTCAGGTAGTAAGGAGCTCAGGGCGCAGCCGCTTGCCGCACAGGCCGAAGTCGGTAATGTTAAGCTGGTGCTGGGTGACTGGAACGAGGCGTTCTTAGAAGAGGCGGGGTCGTTCCCGTTCGGCAAGTATAAGGATCAGATCGACGCGGCGAGTAGAGCGCTCGCCAGACTCACCGCCCCTGCTGTCAACGATATGTTCGGGGGGCCGATAATCTTAGCGAGGTAGGGACATGAGTGATTCATCAGTGGCAGACAAGAAAGTCGTGCCGTTCAAGGAGCAAGGCGAGATCGGTGTTGCCGTCTGGGGCGGATACATCGATAGCGGTGAGACTAATCAGAAGGTCACAGGGTCAACACGATACAAGACGGCGGCAGACACGCTGGCGAACGTCTCCGTTGTGGCGGCGAGCGTGCGGTACTTCTTGAACTTGTTGGCTAACCCGCAGTGGCGCGTTATGCCTGCGAACGACACGCAGGTAGCTAAGAACGCAGCGGAGTTCGTCGAGAGCGTTGTCGATCAGATGGAGTCAAGCTGGACACGTATCGTCAGACGGTCAGGGATGTATCGGTTCCACGGGTTCGGGTTCCAAGAGTGGACTGCCGTCAAGCGCCAAGACGGCCTCATCGGTATCAAGGATATCGAAGTGAGAGCTCAGCATACCATCGAGAAGTGGGACGTTGATGTCAACGGTACCGTTAAGGGGGTGTGGCAACGCTCACCTCAGACTGGTGTCGAGATCTACCTGCCCCGATGGAAGCTCATCTACCTGCGCGATGACACACTGACCGATAGCCCCGAAGGTATGGGGTGGTTCAGGCATCTGGTCGAGCCAAGCGAACGGCTTAAAGAGTATCTGACGCTTGAGAAGGTGGGCTTCGAGCGCGATCTGGCGGGTGTACCCGTCGGCAAGGCGCCTATAACGGCGCTCAACAGAGCTGTTAAGGCCGGTACCCTGTCACAAGCGGAGGCCACCACCATGCTCGAAGGGCTTAAAGGGTTCGTGCGTATGGAGGTCAAGAAGCAGAACACAGGCATCGTGTTAGATAGCCAACCGTTCGAGAACCAGTCTGCCGAAGGCGTGCAGGCAGCCAGCATGGCTCAGTGGGATGTCGACCTGCTCACCAGCGACGCAGGTAACATCGCCCAGCTCAACGACGCCATACACCGCATAAGCGTCGAGATGGCTCGTATCATCGGCACTGAGATATTATTCATCGGTAGTGACGGTAAAGGGAGCATGGCGCTCAGTAAGGATAAGAGTAATAACTTGTTCCTGAACGTGAACGGTACGCTCGACGAGATGACTGAGATGTTCACAAGGGATCTCATCAAGCCGCTGTGGGATCTCAACGGGTTCGACCCGGCTATCATGCCTCACTTCACTCACGAGGATATCGCCGTGCGTGATGCCGAGCAGATATCGATCACACTGCGTAACATGGCCGGTGCAGGCGCCGTGCTGGGGCCAGATGACCCGGCTATCAACGACCTGCGCGACATGTTAGGCATATCAAGGGCTCTACCGTTCGAAGAGGATATGGATGATCAAGATC